CTGGTGAATAGATATCAAAAACTTTTACCCCGTCTAAATATGCTTTTGAACTCGTTTCATCAAAAGTTTCTTCTATAGAGATAAGCCCATTCCAAGGAACGGCCTTGTCATCTACATATAGTACACCGTGGTCAATTCCTTTTTCAAATAACCGAGTTCCGGAAGCATCCCAAACAATAGTCATCTAAAGCTCCTTAATGTCAGAGTGCCTCATATATAAGTTGACCGTATATAGTGTCATAAGTATTCCAGGTAGAGAAAGGAGCATTATCTTTTAAACGATGAGACTTTCCGTCATTACCTTGATACTCTATTCTAATATAATTCTCATTTGCCAACTTTATTGTTCTACCATGAAGACGTGTCGAGCCACGATAAATACAAGCTGGTCCAATCGTAGTTGCATTCGACGCTTTTCCCAGTGTTGGAAGTTTAAGCATAAACTCTGCTCCGGAAGGAGTGTCCCTATCAATACTTGAACTTCGACTAAATCTATAATTGACCACGACTTTTTTATTAATTTTATGCTGCTGGATAAACCCACTAATATCGTAGGGAACAATACCGGAAGAAAAAGACCACGTATCTGAACCTGGTCCTCGATATATATAATCGGAGATAGTTTCTGGTGGCGCCTGGACATATGTTTCATCCAAAATGTTTAACCAAGCGTCGTGTGACGCCGACCATTTCTGCAAGCTGCGTCTTGTTTTGTTATAGATAATACGTCCGTCCCATAAATCAGAAGCATGAATTCGATCTATGTTGGCCTGAGATAAAGGAATAACCATGTTTCTAAATTCAGGACTTAAAGCTAGCTGAATTCGGGCCGGAGTCTGATCTACGAATCCCTCATCCCAACCAATTGAGACTGGAGGTGGAGGTTCGGTGGCTAATTGAACCCAATATTGATCCCAGAACTCTAAAGTTTTTTTTGTCGTATTAAATATAGTCCGACCCGGCCAAAGATCATCCTCCCCCAAATTTTCTCTAGTAGCATGTGACATTGGAATGACAATATTTCGCAGTTCTTCACTAGTAGAAAGACTTGATACAATTTCCGGAGGAAACTTTAAATCATCATCGACAGCTGCAAATAAAACAAGATCCATTTTAGTCTCCTATTTCATAAGTAATTTGTCCTTCTATGGTACAATCGGCAACCCACGGGTTTGGCAATATGTTGGTCACCCGAGATAAATATCCATCGGCCTTCATATAGTCAAACATAAATTTCATGTTTTCACCAGAGTCTAAAAGAACGTGCCCAACAACTCTTCCATGCGATGCCATGTCAAATATAGCTGTTCCTATTTGAGACGCCTGGGATTCTGCTTGAACTGGAGGAGTAAGTCTTAATTCTACTTCAACTGCAGAAGAATTTATCTCTCCCGTAAATATAATCTTAAAGTAGACCGTCGCCAACTTCCCCTCAATCAGATACCGTCCAACTGCCGAGTGGTTTGATAGAACCGTAGTAGACCCCTGATATGTCAGTAACGGAGACCAGGACGCCCACTCCTTGGGAGGAGGGACATATGTTTCATCTAAAGACTTAATCCATGAACCAACATTGCTGTTCCAGGTTTCGAGACTTTCGGTAGTTAAATTATAAATCACTCTTCCATTCCAACGATCAATAAATGTTAGATCGTCTCTATCACTTTCAAGCATTGGAATTACCATGTTGCGAAGTTGTTCACTCTTCGCTAACTCAATTCGAACTTCTTCTGGAACAACATAGTTCTCGTCCCATGGGAGCGGTGGTTCTGGCACATAAGCTTCGGAATCAAGATATGTCACCCAAGTGTTCGCCTCAGTAAAACTTTCAAGAACACTTGACGTGGTATTGAAGATAGTACGCCCAACCCAGCATTCATCTTCGGTTAAATTATCTCGAACGCTTTCCGACATTGGAGTTACCATGTTGCGAAGTTGTTCACTTTTTGCCAATTGTGCTCGAACTTCTTCCGGAAAATCAAAGTTTTCATTTACAGCGGGAAAACGATCATATGGCATTTATGACTCCAATCTATAAATACCGGGATCAGAAGTTGATCCCAGACGTGTTGTATGAATAGGAACGAAGATGCCATCTATTTTAAGGGCAGCTAGATCTCCGACCTCATCTTGGGGTATTAGAGCTGACGTACCAGAATCCGTGAAATCAATAAGATAAGGCTTCCAATTTTCAAAAATATTAGTCAACTCGAACATCGTTGGTAGCCTGGCTATATTTTCCTCAGTCCCATAAATAATTGTTTCTAAATACTCAAGGTTCCCCGGAAGCATATTTGTTGAATCAAACACAAAGTGCGAAGAAGGATTTAGACCTGAATATTCCGATGGTATGGTGTCAATAGTCCAAGAAAGAGTCTTGACATCCATTGTAGCATTAATCGTTTCATACGCAATATTTGAAGATTTTACTACTGCATTATATACGAGATGAATTTTATACCCAAGATCTTCACCAATTTTAGTTCGATAGGACAAGCCAAACTTTGATCTTTGCTGTTTTGTTAGAATAAATCCCGGAGAAACAGATGTATTACCTAACGCATCATTAAACTCCGGAGGATGAGATACTGCAGTAATGGTCCCTTGATAAGTAGACCTAGATCCCATTTCTAGATACTTGATTCCGTCAAAGTGATACGAGGAAGCACCATCAGTTTCCGGTGTTTTATTGACACTTATAAGTCCATTCCAAGGAACGGCAGAATCATTCTCGGGATAAAGAACCCCGTGGTCGATGCCAAACTCAAACTTTCGATTAACTTCTTGGTGCCAACTTAGACGTGTCATACTTTTCTCCTATCCAGTAGTCCCAAGTTCTGCTTTTCTTCGAGCGTTGAGCTCGCGATTTCTTGCGAGTAGATCTCTCTTTGAGGTTTTTTCAGGTTTTGCGTTTTTGACACTGAAAACTTTGATCAATGTAAACAACTTATTTAAGTGCCAATATTGGAACTCGATTGGAATGTTAAAGCTAATCATCCAGTAATAAATAAGTTCAGCAGTGATTACCTCAGTGTTCTTTTTCTGGTGGTTTTTATCCGTAAACCACGTTGCTGTCATTTTTGCTTCGATATACTCATTAATCTGTTTAATATTGTCTTTCGAGAGTCGAGTTAAGACATCTGAGGGATATTCCTCTGTAAGAATCATAGCTTCAATGTAAGCTAATGCTTCTTCATCAGTCTTTTCGTCAGATCCTAAAAACGGCTTTTCAAATTTTGACTCCCATTTTGAAAGGGAGACTAGAGAATGCTCCAACTCCAAAACAAAACCTTCCTCGGAAACAAATTCTTGAGTTGTTTCATTGAAAAGATCTATCCCTGGAACTTTGATTACTAACATTCTCTAGTCTACCTTTCAAACAAATCAACCGCCGCTTGGAGCAAACAGTGCAATAACTTCATCGGGAGTAGGAAGGGCTGCCGTAGTAGAAGCGCCACCATAAAGAAGCTCTTCCAAATCAGCAAGAGCATTGGCATCGACCTGGGTCGAATCAATACTGATAAACGAGGTAGGCTTATACCCGGTAACTACCATGGGGGTAGTGGTCATCTCCCAGCTAAAGGTAATCGGCTCAGGTGAGTCGTTAACCGTCGAGTATGCCTTCTCGGTCGGAGCAGCTTGAGCTCCATAGATAAGGTGCAATTTGTACCCATACTCCTGACCATCAACATCGTTTCCGACCTTAGTCCGGTAGCTCAGGCCAAACATCTTGCGCTGCTGCTGGCCAAGCAAGAGACCATCATAAGGCGCTGCCGAACCATCACACTGTCCGAACTCGGCCGGGTAGGTGAATGCTTCAACCGTTGCGCTGAACTCTTCGGCCGACACCAAGTTCAGGTACTTGATGTTGTCGGCAAACTGAGCAGTAGATTCAGCTCCAGAAGGTGATTCCGTTACAGAAACCAATCCATTCCAGGCAAAACCTGCATCATAAACTCCACTACTATTGGCAATGTAAAGAACACCATGGTCGACACCGGTCTCATAAAACCGTTCACCAAGAGCATCCCATGTAAGTGCTGCCATTTAAGTTCTCCATTCTAGAAAAATAGCGTAAATACATCATGGTTTAAATTGTCCGCAGTAAAAAATGTTTTGTGAATACATAGCGGAAGATCTGCAATTTTATCAGGAATATCGCTATCTGGATTTTGATCAATGTATGTCACCTGATAACCAGTTTTTCGTGCATAAGCTTTGTTATTCGCAAACTTAGTGTCCATTCGGTCACGAGCATACACAATACAAGGGTATCGCATACGAAGTGTTGCGGGTGGTTGGAAATATACGTT